AACAAGAACTCTATCATATCTCATTGTTCTTGTTCTAAAGATTTGATCTATTTTTTGATCTGGACCATTATTTAAAACTACTCTTGGTAAAGGTACTGCTTGGAAGTTAATAGGATTAATACTATCCCCTTCTTCTACTAATAATACTGCTGTACCAATAGCAAGATCCATAAATGCTTCATGGACTTCTTGATTAAAATTAGATCCACCTAATACTTCAAATATATATTCTGTAATAGCATCTAACTGTTCGTCTACTTGTGGCTTAGCATCTACTGGTATTTCTGTACCTGATTGTAAGCTAGCCCAACGACCATAAGTTGGAACCATTCCAGCTTGTAAACGAGAAGCAAATTCTTGAATACCTACGACTGCTGTTTCATCAAAGATCTTGTCAGTTCTTCTTTCTCCAATCGTTTCTTCATAGAAAGATTCTCTTTGAGGCATAGTATATTCGTATGCTTCTTCGTATTTATCTTTCCAATGGTCAAAGATGTGTTCAGCTTCTTTAAATTTTTTTAAGAATGAAATTACTTTAGGATCGCTATTAGAATAATTAACTTCTTCTTGTTCTGCTGTTGGAATATAAGGCATTATACCATAGCTCCTCTAATTGTTTTATCAGCTCTAGCTAAAAAAGGATCTCTGTTAGCAGTAATTGCTCCAGTTTCACCACTTAAAGCTCCACGATAAGATTTCTTAGCTCTTTGAGCTACTGCTGTAGAATCTTGAACTGAAGTAGAGTTACTACTGGTAGTTGTGCTACTACCGCTACCACCATTCCCACCACTATTTACTGGTACTGCTGTTGTTTTACTTCTATTAGCAGTATCATAAAAGTTTTGAACATATTTAGAATAAGGTGTTGCTTTATTAGATAAATAAGCTGAACTAAAAAACGCAGTCATACCTGATGCAAGTGTTGCTAATGCACCAAATGCTAATTTAGTTTTTTGTTGAGATTCATACATTTCTCTTGATAGAGGTATAGGCTCTCTTTTAGCAGCTTCCATAGCTCCTCTACTTTCATTTGTATAAACAAGTTTTCCATCTCTTTTAATAGCTGGATCATATGTTGTATAAGTTTTCCCAGTAGCATCTGTAACTGTTCTTGCTGTTGCTAATCCTTGAGATGATAAATATTCTCCTCTTGCAGCTTGGTATTCACTACCATACATTTGATTAGATACTGTTGAAGATGTAAATCCTTTTGTTACTACTTGACCAGCTGGTGTATTCATAATATTAGGTCCACTTATACCTAATTTTTCTTGAGCATATTTATCAGCTCTAATTCCTTGAACTACTGCATTTGTTTTTGCAGATTTGTTTGACATTCCACCTTTGCTAGATGAAGATGTTCCACCTTTACTACTCAATTTCTTTCCCTTCTGAATAAAATCCTCTGCCACCAGCTCTACTAAATAGAGATCTCATTCCAATGACTCCTTTAGCAAAACGAGATTTTCTTTTCTTTTCTTCAGCTTCTAATCTTTCTTTTTCTTCTTGTTCTTCCTTCATTTTTTTTTCTCTATCCAAACGAAGCTGTTTTTCTGACTCTGATTCTGTATATTTTGGTGTACCAAATAAACTTCCCATAGTTATAGATCTATTTCACGAAAATTTTGTTTTTTCAACGCACAATATAACTGATAAGGTGTAAATATCCACCATTTATTTAGACCTAATATTCGTTGAACATAAGATACACAGCTATGTTCTTTAATCCAAGAACCCATAAAGCTAGGAAACTTAGTCTTTCTAGGTTTAATTTCACCTTCTAGTACCTTTCCTTTTTTCATTTGAAACATTCTAAAAATTGTATCTATTTTATCTTCCGATACAGTTTCTAGCAGCAAATGACCAAAAATATATTCTAGTAATATCCAAACTTTATTCTCTGCATCATAGGTAATAACTCCACAATGCTTAAATCCCTTTTTAAAAAATTTAGTATCTCGGTGATAATCATTATTTTCGTAGAAATATACTAGATACCTAGTCTGTTTTGCCATACTGATTTCTTTTTTTTCTTTTGATTATCAAAAATATTCCAAGATCTTGTTTGAATAACTCGACTTGGTGTTGTTTTACCAGCCATTAACGATCTACCTTCTCCAGCACCTAGCATTAAATACTGCAAAGCGTCGTGAACATGCGAATATCTGTTCTTCATAGGCTTATCATCATAACGATCTCCAGATACTTGTATTCGCCTGTAATAATAACCCCCATTAAACCCTTTTTTTAGGTTCATACAGCTATTGTTTACTAAGAAGCCAGCCTTTCCCTCTACCATTCTAGTTAAAGCTGCTTCTACGCTCTCTATTCGTAAAGCAACGTCATTACTAGGAGCTGGTTTAGCTCTTAATCCTTGTTGCCTAAGTATTTGAAAAGGAGTTCTTTCATCTGTTTGAACTCTAAAATCTCCAGCTGGATCACCATAGATTTCTATTTCTAGTCCTCTAAACTTTTTAGCCATTTCTGTTTTCAGTAATTCAGTAAATCTAACAATACCCATATCAAAACAAACTAGTTCATGTAGAATTAACCACCTTCCGTCAGCTAATTTTTGACCAAACACAGCTGCTGGTGTTAATCCAAAGTCTATTCCTACAAATAATGTAGTTGAAAATGGTTCTAAAGGTTCTTTTGATATGTGGACACCTTCATTCCAGCTAGGATAAACAGGTTTACCTTCTTCAATCGTTCCTAGTTTATTCATAACATACACATCAATCCAACCTTTTGTTTTACCTTTGATAATATTAGGATAGTAAGATTCTGTTAAGTTACCTTGATTTTCACATTTAGGATTATTGTCATAACCTTCTAGTTCTCCTTTGGTATTTTTTTTTTCTAACATAGCAGAAGGCTGAATATAAAAGCTCCAATCATCAGGCTTGACTAACATCAAGGCTTCTTCTCTGGATAAGTGTTCAGGGGTGGGGACTTCTCCAGACATAATAGACCACCAATGATCTTCTTCAGGAGCGTTAGTATCAGCAATAACTCCATACCAGCTAGGTCCACCATCTCTCATAGAAGGATATCTGCCTACACGCATAGTACAGGCATCAATAATACTCTTAGGTAACTCTCTAGCTTCGTTTACCCATACTCCAGTTAGTTCTAAAGATAATAGTTTCTTAACATCTTCTGGTCTATCTAAAGCTAAGAAGATAACTTCTAAATCTATATCAGCGACTTTAATTCTATGAGTATAAGGAACTGACCATGCAAAATTACCAAAAGTATTTTCAGGAAACCAATCTAGCCAAGTTTTAATAGTAGTTGTTTTTAATTGAGGATTAGTATTTCTAATAACTGCCCAACGAGATTTTCTTATTCCGTCTTTACCTTTTTCTTGTTGAATAGCTCTTTTAAAAACTTCAACACAACAAGCAACGGATTTACCAGAACCTACTGGTCCTCGTATTCCACGAAAGAAATCATCTGCTTTTAGAAAGCTCTTTAAGGTACTGCCATCTGGTTTGTAGTTGAACTGTACCATCTACTTCACTCTGTCTATGTACTCTTTTAGCAATTTTTCTCTTACCGTTGGACCAAGAGCTTCGATTAATTTGTCCGCTTCCTTGTTGGTCAGAAAACTTTCGGGAAGGTATTTTAGGTGAACTTTTTTTACGATCTTTCTTAATCGTTCTCTCTCTTGAAAACTTAGAGGAAATTGTTTCCTTGTTTCCAGATTCACTTCCGAATCTATGTTGGTATTCTCTATAGACATCTAAAAACTCCTTAAATAATTTCCAATCAAGATACACACTAGGATTTTCAAAATCTTTTTTCAAGATTAAAATATCAGCTGATCCTTTCCAATCATCTAGCTGTTTGAATCCAGCACCATTCTTTCTTGCTTTAACTTCAATGGTTGTTCCATCAAATAAATCATTAACATAAACATCATGGGGAAAGTCCATGATCGCTCCAGACATAGGTTGTCTACGAGCTGAAAATCCTTGTGCTTCAAATAACTTAACGATTTCTCGTTCAACACGAGTACCTTTGATCTTTGCTTTACTGCTCAAGATTTTTTATTATTTCTAGCAAAATTTCTTGCTGCTTCCACACTACCAAAACCCCATGCTTTTAATGCTAAGGCTTTCCTTGTTGGTCTACCTTTTTCATCTTTCATAGGTCCTTTCATACCAGCAAATCTAGCAGCAAAAGATATTCTTCTGGGGTTCTTTCCTTTTTTAACAGGTGCTTTAAGATTAGCTCCTTCTGTACGTTGAAAATGTTTTCTTCCAGCTTCATTTAATCCACCTTCAGGGTTTTGGTATTTCTTGGCTACCATTACTTTTTCTTCTTAGGGAATCCAGCCTTCATATTAGCATATGCTGAAGGACTGATTGTACTATCTTTCTTTGACCTTGATATGCCTTTTTTCTTTCTGGCATTAATATTGGCGTATAAACCTTTACTTGA